TAAATCTTCATTATCACCAATATTTTTATAATCAACAACAATATGTATATCCAAATCAGATAATTCATTATAATTATAGTTCGCAATTGAACCTGTTAAAACAATATCTTTGAATTTAATTTTTTTGTCAATCGATTCAATATATTTTTTACTTATCTTTAAAATTGCTATTCTTACTTCTGGTTTAAGTAACTCATCTTTATCCCAAAGTTTTGAATTTAATTGATTACTAAATTTTATTGTTTTAGTTGGAACTTCTGATGGTACAATTTCATTAATAACTATATTTTCATTGACTTGTTGTTTGTATTTATTAACTAAATAAATAACATCACCTTTCAATTCACTTGAAACATTTTTCAAAAATATCTCTACTGTATCATTATTTATTTTACCCCTCATTAATGGTATTATATCTAAAATTAAGTTATCTTTATATTCTTGAGACAAAGAACTTAATAAGGTCTTAATTAATTCATTATCTAATTCATCAATATATGTATTATTTATAAAATATTGAGATAATATGTATCGGTCAAAAGGTGCAATATCCTCATAATTAATTGTTGTAATAACACTCCGAATTATATTAATATCTAAAGTATCTTTAAATACAGGTAAAATGTAAGTAATTAGAAAATTAACCCTAATATCCCTATCTATACTATATAACAATAACTTGATATTAATTAAATTTATATCATTTTTTATATTATTTATTACTCTTTTTATTTCATCATCAGAATATAACATTTTTTTATTATAGTCCATAAATTGTAAGACTTCCTCTTTTTTAAAGCGAACAACAGCATATCTAACCTTTAAATTACTAGATAATGACTCAATTACAGCACTACTCAAACTGTTACCCATCTCAATTACTTGAACCTTCATTGGTTCACTTAATGAATAAAATTGTTTATCTGTTAATCCATTATTTGTCACATAATCTCTAAATAAATCAACAGAGTCAACTTCTTCTCCATTAAACTTTAACCCTTTAGCTGTATTTATTATATAACTACCCAAATCATCACCATCATATTCAGTTTCTGAAACTTTTGCGTAATCTCTTTCGCTTTGTGTTACCTCACTCTCAACAAAATACTGACCCTTACCTCTTAACCAAGGTAATTCACTCTCAACTTCACCAAAACCATCTACAGCAACCTCTGGTCCTCCTGACCTTTGACCACTATTTGTTGCATCTGCTATACCGTATCTATCACCACTATATCTAAGTATAACACATGTTCTCTCTTTATCTTCTTTTGATTTTGTTTTATTTAAAACAAAATAAATACTAGCACCATCATTAATTCTGTATCTATTGTAATAATTCAAACCAGTTTGTGATATACACCAACTATAACCTTGACCGTACATAATACACTTTGCTTTACTTGGTGCTTTTACAATTAACACTGTGTTATCTTCAAATAATATATCCTGTTTATCTGGTGATTCTATATTACTAGTTTGAGTTGATTTATCATTAGACTTAACCCACCCTTTATTGTTTGCTACATCAATTAATGTTTTTTCAGCATCTCTATATGAAAATGGTTTTGCTTCATTACCTAATGAAGCTATATTATTAATATAAGCATCAAGATAAGACATTGATGCTGTTTTGTTACCTTTTAAAGGACCGTCAGTTGAGATTAACTGTGTTAAAGCCAATTCTTTCCATTTGTTAAAAAGTTCGTTTAACTGGTCAAGAGATTGAAGCTGATTAATATCTTTAACAGTATTAAAAGGTGGTGCTTGTCTAAAAAGACCAAAAATAGCTAGTTTGTTGGTTGTATCTTCTGAATTATCACCAAACTTTTTTGTTAAGTTATTAACAATATTAGTTGGATATAATTTATTTTCATTAATAACAATATTTTCGTTACTAGTTAAAGATTCTAATTTAGTACTAATCTCAGACATTTTTTCTTGTATGCTTTCCATCTCATCTGAAACTAATCTTTGTTCTGTTTCATTATCAACTTTGTCCAATTTTTTATCTAGATTAATATACTTTTTATTCAAAAGATTAAATAATTTATTTAATCTTTCGTATTCCGTTGTACTCGAACTCATTATTTTAACTATTTAATATAAATAGTTAAATAATGTCTTATATTAATATTAAATTTCCTTTAACTGATGATGTTGAAAATAATTTCTTTTTAAAGAGGAATGAAATTACAATGGATGCAATTAAAAGTAATCTAATGCTTTTAATTTTAACAAAAAAGGGTAGTAGATACATGTTAAGGGATTATGGAACAAATCTAGAAAAATTCTTATTTGACCCAAATGATACATTAACTGAATCAGATATTGAAACAGAAATAAAAAATACAGTAAATAAATATATTCCTAAACTTACTATTAATAATGTAGTTTTTGAAAATAATGATGAAAATACTATGATTATAACAATTAATTTTGTATATTCAGATGATTTTTATAGTGAAACTAGTAAACTAACAATATCATTTTAATTTTTTAATTAATAAATGGAAAATAAAACATCAGTCTATCAAAAATTGAGTAAAACATTAGGTTTTGCTAATGCAAGTGATTTTGTAGATAATACACAATATTCAAAAGGATTATTAACAGCAAATTCTAGTGAAGAATTTGAAGTAAAAAAACTAGAACTTCAACAAGATTTCTTTTTTCAAAATCAATTTGATAAATTAATCAAAGATTCTGATACAAAACAATTACAAGCACAATCATTACGTTATCCAGCGAATATAGATTATCAATTAATGGAAACTTATCCAATAATTGCACAAGCCTTAAATTTGTATGCAGAAGAAAGTACAACAATAGGTGATAACGGTAAAATGTTAACTGTTTATTCAGATAATCATACAATTAAAAAAGATTTAGAAAATTTATATTATAATATATTAGATATAAATTCTAACCTACCATTTTGGACAAGAAATATGTGTAAATATGGTGATAATTTTATTTTCTTATTAACACAAAAAGATAGAGGTGTTGTTGGTTGTAAACAATTAACAACATTAGAAATTGATAGAGAAGAAAAAGTTGTTGACAATAAAGTTGTAACAAAATTTATTAATAAAACTATTAATGAAGAATATGCTCTATGGAATGTAGGTCATTTTAGATTATTAGGTGATGATAAAATGTTACCATACGGCTCATCTGTTTTAAATCCAGTAAGGACTATATGGAGAATGTTAAGAATGTGTGAAGATGCTATGTTAATTTACAGAGCAACAAGAGCTGCTGACAAAAGAGTTATCAAAGTAAATGTTGGTAATGCTGACCCTGCTGATATACCTATGATGGTACAACAAGCTGCATCTAAATTCAAAAAATCAATGATTGTTGACCCTACTACTGGTCAAATAAATTATAAATTTAATCCAGCAACTGTTGAACAAGATATTTTTATTGCAACTAGAACTGAAAGTTCACCAAATCCAATTGACACATTACCTGGTGCAACTAATATGTCAGACATTGCAGATATAACTTATTTAAGAGATAACTTATTTTGTGGATTAGGTGTACCAAAAGCATTTCTTTCATTTTCAGAAGAAGCTGCATCAGATGGTGGTGGTAAAAATCTTTCACAATTAGATGTTAGATTTGCTAGAAAAGTAAATAGAATACAACAATCATTAATACAAGAATTAAATAAAATTGCTATTATACATCTTTGTTTATTAGGATATGATGATAATGATATTAAAGATTTTAAATTATCTCTTACTAATCCTTCTACACAATCTGATATGTTAAAAGTAGAAACATGGACTAGCAAAGTAGATTTATATCAAAAATTAACAACATCAAATGAAACTGGTATTAAACCAATGTCTGAAACCAATGCAAAAAGATTATTATTCAATATGTCAGATGATGAAATTATGGATGATATTAAAAAACAAATGGTTGAAAATATTGTTGGTGATGAAATTAAAAACGCACCATTAATTATTAAACGTTCAGGTATATTTGATGAATTAGAAATCTATTTAAGAAAAGGTATTATTTCGGCTGATAGTTTGTTGAATAAACCAAATGAAAATGGTGAAGAAACGCCACCAATGGATAATGCTGGTGATATGGGTGGTAGTGGTATGAATGTTGATAATGCACCAGACATGGGTAATCCAGAACCACCAATAGGACCTGGACCTGGAAATATTCAAGAAAATTATATTAAAAAAAGTAAAAAACTTAATGTGGAACTAGAAAACATGATTGGTGATTTATTAGCGAACGAATAAAAATAATTATAATTAATTTACTAAAAACCTGAACTTCAAAATTCAGGTTTTTTTTATTTCCCCTATTTAAAATAAACAATAAAATGGGTCTTTTAACTAATAGTAAAAAATATAGAGATTTTCTTGAATTACAAAATACTTATAAACCACAATCGGTTTATGATTTAAATAATGATGAATTAACAAAATCAATTAATCTCGTACAAAAATATACTTCATTTGATTTAAGACAAAATTTTTTAATAAGTGCTGCCGAAGCTATTATAGACAATACAGCTATTGTAAGAATAGGTGCAGAAAGATTAGCTATATCAGCTTTTTATAATTATAGTCATCTAGCATTACAAAAAAATACAATTGTAAATGGTGGGGTATTAAGTAAATTAAGTTTTGGTTTATTAGGTAAAGGTGGTAATTATAGATTTAAAGAATATACTATTACAAATATTAGTACAAAAGGTGATAATGGATTTGAAACAATATTAAATGGTATTAAAAAGGGATTAAATGTTGGTTATACCGCTGAATTTGTTCAAGGAACATTTGTAGGTAAACAACCTGGTACATCTGATTATTATAATATATCAGGTGAATTCACTAAAAATGAAATTAAAAAACAAACAAACGATAATTTTTATAGAATTTATGGTGATACATCAATTAAAAAAAGTGGATTAGCTGGTTTTGTTAATGGAATAAAAATAGATAATAGTATAGCTGGTACAGTTAAAGAATATGATTATATTAAAGAAATTATTACACCTTTTGGTAAAGGAAATCCTGATAAATATCTTGAAACTCAAAATGGTAGTGCAAATAAAACAACATTTAGCGATGAATCTGGTGAACATGAAATTACATTAGCTGAAACATTAGGTAATAATAAAGCTATTACCAATGCAATGAAAGAAGATGGATTTGGATATAATGATAATATTACATGGGATGGAAAAGAATTACCATCAGAAAATAGAGTTAGAAGAGGTTTATTATATTATACTAACCAAATAACTAAAACAAATACCGATGCAGGTATTAATATTAAACATGCAACAAAAGAATTTAATATTACTGGCAATATTAAAAACGAAAAAACATGGAAAGGTAAAAATAAATGTAGAAGTTTTGTTAAAGGTGACGAATATTTAAGAAAAGGTTTTGAAAAGGCATTAAGAAGCGGTGGTAATAAGAATGAATATTCAGTTTTAAAGGATAGTGTTGTACCAAAAATGTTCCCTGAAAAAGGTGATGAACATAAAGATTTTAAAAGATTTATGTTTTCATTTGAAAACCTAGCATTTGACCACGAATCATATAATAATTTACCATATTCAGAACAAGGTGCTTATGGTGGACGTGTTATGTGGTTTCCCTTTTATGGTGTTAAATTTACTGAAAATTTAGCAGCTAAATTAGATGAACAAAGATTTATTGGTAGAATAGAGCCAGTATTTTCTTATGCAGGTGCATCAAGAAATGTAACCTTATCTTTTACATTAATAATGGATTATCCATTAGGTGCTAATTCACCGATAATAAAAAATAATCAAGATTTAGCTAATTATTATGATAATTGTAATAATGTATTTACTGATGTAAATAATTACAAAAAACCAATACCAGGTGTAATACCAAAAATTAGTGAGTCAACAATTCCAGTAGTTGAACCTAATTTTAAAAGTCCCATAGAAAATTTAATTATTTATTTTGGTAATAATTCATTTGAAGTTGACCCAACATATGAAAGTACTGGTAAAAATAAAAATTTTAATGACTTATTCAATACAACACTTATATCTTTTTTAGACAATAAAAATGATGCAAAAAATATAAATATAATTATTGAAGGTAATGCATCAAAAAGATATGGTTCAAAATATAATACAACATTAGGATTTAAACGTGCATATGATTTTTACCAATATATAATAAAAAATAGTTCATTAAGTAAATTAACATTTAAAGAAAGTAATAATTTCTATGATTCAACTTTTGTAAATAAAAAAGTTGGTAATACAGCTGTTGCAATAACTACAAATGATAATAAAAATACTAAATTTACATTTACTAATGATGATAGAAAAATAACATTTACAATATCATCTAATGGTGAAGATAATGCTACTGGTAAAGATGATGAAATTACAACAACAAATGCTATCGATTCTAGAAACGCTAAATTAGTTACTATTGATAAAACAGCAGGTAATACAGGTGAACCTTCAATAAATGTTAAACCAACTGTTACTGAAATAGAAATTAAAAAAGATTCAGATAGTAGTAATGATACTATAAAAGAAAGTAGTAATAAAGAATATGAAGATTGGGAAATACCTTTCAAAAAAAGTATTACAGAAATCGATAATAGTATATTAGATGGATTTGAATATAGAGATTCATTTAGACCAGCATATCATTCACAAACACCGTATGATTTTCATAATAGATTAACATTCTTAAATCAATTAGTTAGACCAGGTAAAACTATTGTTGGTGGTGAAAATTATGGGAAAAATAGTATATTTGGTAAAATGCCAATATGTGTTTTAAGGTTAGGTGATTTCTTACATACAAAAATTGCTATAACTACAATAGATATCACATATGAACAAACATATGATTTAAATCCAGAAGGACATGGTGTACAACCAATGATTGCAAATGTCTCAATGAATTTCCATGTACTGGGTGGTCAATCAATGCAAACAGCAGTTGATGTATTACAAAGAGCTGTTGATACTAATTTCTATGCTAATAGTACATTTAAAAATAATTTAACAAACGATTCATTTAATAGTAAAAGTTTAACAGAAGCACAGAATAAAGAAACAACGCAAGTTGATATTAATCGTAAAAATAAATATAGAGGTTTTATATAAATAAAATTAAAAAAAGGTAATTAACAGTTGTAATTAAATTATTTTAACAAATATATTAGGTTATTTAAATTATATTTGTTATTATTAGAGAATTGAAAACAAAAGGTTTTCAATTTATTTGATGTATTGTACAAGGTTCATATCCGTAATTAAAATGTAAATGTTTTTACTTTGGATATGGTAAAACAATAAAAAGTATTTAAAAATTATAAATCATTTGATTTATATAGACGATAACCAAGTCAAATAAACGTTGTTATAATATATTATATAACAAAATTAAAGTTGATACGCTTTTAGGTCGCACACAAATATTGATATTTGTTAGTGATAATGTATCGGGTATATTTTATGTAACCTTTTTTAATAATTACTATTCTTAACTTGGTAAACTTCCTTCTATAAAGTTTTTACCAAAAGGACCAGCAGGATTTACACCATTCCAATAAGCATCTCTCGCAGCGTTCTCTAATTTAACTTTACCACCAGCAGACATTTTATATATAAATGTACCTTCTGTAAAAACATCTTTTGGTATTAAAGCTAAATTTTCTTTATTAATTGGTCCTAAATTCCCATTATTAACTATTCTATCAAACATAAATGAATTCGCATATACAAATAAATTATCACTTTTTTCAATTTTTATTTTTGGTTTAACTAATGATAAAAATAAACTATAACTAATATCATAATATTTTTGTATAACATATTTTAATTGGATTTGAATAGAATTAGGTAAACTAGTTGTATCTAATATTTCTGAACATAATGATTTATTTACTCTTGCACTTAAATCAATATCTTTAATATAATTTTTTGTACCAGAATAACTATTAACAACCTTAGTACCTAAACCATCTTTCATTTCATTTAATATATTTTTAATATAACCGCTAGTTAAAGCAAATTGTATCATACCAATCGCTAATCCACTATTACCGTAACTATTATAAGAATCAAAACCACCTTCATGACCAGAAACAATATCTAATGCGTGTAAAAAATAAGTTAAATGCTCTGTAACTAATTTAGAATCACTAACTTTATTACTACCATATTTGGAATATGTATTAAAAGCATCGATAGCATCTTGTATATAATATTCTTTTTCAAGATTATATTTTTTTACACCAGTTCTATAAAAACCATCAACTGTTATACCTCCGACAACAGAACTTTCATAACCAACTCTTTTATCTTGTAATGCCCCAGCTAAAAATGATTTACTACTCATACATTAATTTATTATATCAACTACATTTTTAGTTATATGAACAGCTTCTACTAAAATATAAGTAGCTTTATAACCTAATGATGAATTATTTGAATCCATATTACTTACTTTAGTTATTTCAAATGTTCTATCTTTATTACCATCAAAATAAGTAAAAAAATCACCTCTATTAATTACGCATGATTTTTCTTCTAATTCATCTTTATAAACACCAAACTTAATATTACCAAAAGACTCTCTAAAAATGCCATTAGATGCAATAAATTCTGTTTTATTATCACCAATTTCTAATGTAATATTTAAATCAATAGGTGTTAAAAATTTCTTTTCACTAGCCTTTGCTTCACCATATACATTATGCACTCTACTTTTAATAGTATCAACTCTATATAATATTATATTTGCAATTGCATCTGCATCTGAATATGCCCTAACCATAGCTAATTCATATTGATAATCTTTTTCACCATAATTCTTAAATTTTATTGGTGCTTTTTTTGTTGGTTTACGCATGATATTATTTTTTAATTTAAAGAAAAATAGCAACTAATTATCTTTTATATAAATAGTTGCTATTATTTTATTTAGCATTTCTTTGAGCATTTATTCTTTCAACTTCCTCCATTAACAATTCTAATTGTATTTTTCTTTGGTAAGTTGTCATACTATTCGCATCATTATAAGTCATACCACCATGTTTAACTAATACTCGTTTTTCTTCTTCTAATATTCTTTCGTATTCATTACTGAGGATAAAAAAAGTCTGACAAGATTGAAAATTCACTACGAAAATCATTACCTGTGAATGGACACGTAAAATCATACGACATATCCAACCCAGGTTCTACCTCATTAATATAATTTCTTAGTTCTTTTGCTTCAAATGGTCTCATTCTATCGACATAATTTCTAATCTTAATTAAATCTGTATCACCATCAATAGAAACAATTTGATGTACTAATTTTTCCGTTAGAATATAATTAATGCCACCATTTTGTTTCATCTTATTATCAACAATAGTAACAACGGTCTCTAATTGACCAGAAGACAATAATCTAAAAACAATTTTCTTACCACCAATCATTTTAGAAAAATGACCATCACCATCAGGATAAACTGTCAATTCCTTTTCCTTTAATGAAGTAATATCAACACTAGCAGTAAATTCTTCATTACTAAATGGTGATATAATAGATGTTTCATACAAAGGACCGTATGCTGATGCTCTTAAAAACATTAAGATAGCATTCTTATCACAAACCAATAAATCTTTCGGTGTGATACCATCTAATCCCTTAACTTTTAAACTAATTAATTTATTAAATGCCTCACCTTTTTTTACCAAATTAGGTGATAATAAAATCGCTTCATCTTTGGCTGTCATCATTTCAACTTCAACCTGTGATTTTTTATTTTTATAAAAAATACCCTTAGATGGTAAATCTACAATATCTGTTAAAATTACATAATCTGCTTTTGTTTGACCACCCAGACTACTCATATTTATGCTCTCTTCCATAGTATTTATTTCTTTATTTTAAATACTAATTTTTTTATAAAAAATTATAATTTTTATTTTGTTATTAAGAATTTTTTATTAAATTTGTAACCTTGTTGAAATATTAACGTAAACATCATTGTAACAAAAAAATAATAATTATGAAAGACTTTTGTAAAAAATACAACATCACTGAAAATCAATTTAAAGGTATTGATAAAATTGAAGGTCACTTAGATTTATATTCTTTAACATCAATTCCCAAAGGTTTTAATCCAATCGTTAGGGGTAACTTATATTTACGTTCACTAACATCAATTCCCGAAGGATTTAATCCAATTGTTGGATGGGACTTAGTTTTACGTAATTTAACATCAATTCCCGAAGGATTTAATCCAACCGTTGGTGATAGTTTATATTTATCTTCTTTAACATCAATTCCCAAAGGTTTTAATCCAATCGTTGGGGGTAACTTATATTTACGTTCACTAACATCAATTCCCAAAGGTTTTAATCCAATCGTTGGGGGTAGCTTAGATTTACGTTATTTAACATCAATTCCCGAAGGATTTAATCCAACTGTTGGGGGTAGCTTAGATTTACGTTATTTAACATCAATTCCCGAAGGGTTTAATCCAACTGTTGGTCGTACTTTATATTTATGTTCACTAACATCAATTCCCGAAGGGTTTAATCCAACCGTTAGTGGTAACTTAGATTTACCCGAAGGTTTAACATGTAATTATACAAAATTAAACGAAAATTATAAGTTTTCTTGGCAAGATGGTAAATATATAAAAGTTGATGGAATTTTTACCGAAGTTGTAAAACAAAAAGGAAATGTTTATCATGTAAAAAAATTAAATGAAGACAAAGTTTTTTATTTAATCACCGATGGTGAAAGGTGGTCACATGGTGACACCTTGAAAGAAGCCAAGGAAGATTTGGTTTATAAGGTAACAAATAAAACAAAAGATGATTACAAGTTATTAACTTTGAATTCTGTTTTAACATTTGAAGAAGCGGTTGTTTGTTATAGAGTTATCACAGGTGCATGTAGTTTTGGTGTGAAGGATTTTGTAAAGAATAAGTTAATAAAGATTGAAAAGGAATATAGTATTGAAACAATAATTGAAAAAACAATTGGTTGTTATGGGAATGAAGAATTTAAAAATTATTTTAAATAAAATATATTTTTTTTTAAAGGTTACTAATAATTAGTAACCTTTTTTATTTTGTTATTTTTTCAGCATCTAAAAAACCACCTTCAATATCTGATATACCTGAATATTGGTAAGTAACATTTGGAAAAATACAAAAAGAATTATTTTTCTTTTGTAAAACTTCCCTTAATATTAAATCAAAAGGTTTATCATCTTTTTTTAATTCATCAATTAATAATTTGAAATTTTTTGAATTAATTCCAACAGAATGGCAAGCATTAGCTTCTCTAACCACACCAATATTATGTGTTAAATATTTAAATGGGATTATATGTGTACATCCAAAATAAAATAAATCCCAATTCTCAGGAAATTTAATATTATCTTTCTTAATAATTTCTAAATAATCAGAATTAAATTCAATATCATCTTCACAAATTAAAATAGAATTATATTTTTTAACTATTGCATCTTCCAATATTTTAATTACAGTTTTATTCAATGCAGATGCAAATTTGTTATAACGTAAATTATTATTTTCAAATTCACCTTCAAATAATAAACCATCAATCGCTTGAAATCTTTCAAATTCAAAATCATATTTATCTTTTAAAAGATTTGCTCTCTCTAATCTATCAGTTCTTCTATCTAAATTAATTAGATATGTATTATCAAAATATTTATTTATCATCTTATTTTATTTTTATGCGAATGCGGTTATATTAGTGTAATATGGTGTAGTACCACCACTGAAAGATATTGCTATTGGTTGTGAAGATTCATTTAAAGCCACAAATGATTTATCATTTATAGTTGAGTTAGTAATCACACCAGCACCATTATATAATGTACCACCAATTACAGTACCTTGTAACGTTGTATTAAAAGTTATATTTTCAAAATACTGAATAGTTGAACCAGAAAAACAAAGATTAGTGATGTAATTATCAAAATTTGACCTAGATAATGTTTGACCACTTAATACCCATACATTTCCACTACTATTAGTAAAATTAACATTAGTAAAACTACCAGTACCAACAGTATCAAAATAATTACAATTATTATTATAATTAGATTGAGTACTATTAAAATTTCCACTCCTTTGACCAAAAGCATTACAATAATAAAAATTATTTTGACTACCAGTTAAATTAATATAACTACAAGCTAACAAAGTATTTCTATTACCTG